TCGTTCGTTGCATTCTTCTTCTGTAGCACAGCGATATAGGTGCCCTGTTTGGGTATTCATGATAACCACTTCACTGGTCTTGGGATCAACGTTAAAAGTGTATAGGCTGTTATGACGAAACTCTGGTGCCGTAGTTTGGTATGCTAATAATAGTGCGGTGATTGCTTCAAATATCATTATATGTTCTTTGCTGAATCCAATATACTTTCTAATTTGGCTTGACGTTCTAACAGTTTGAAAAACAATGCTAGAGTATTAGCAGCATCAACATCTGCCCTATGTGCTGCACCTTTAAAATGTAGTTTGAAATAGCCCATGGCTGACGCTAATCCGCCACTAGGTGCTTTACCACGTGTAAGCATCAAGTATGTATACCAGGTCTTAACATCTATCCAACGACGGCCAAAATGCGGGAAATCAACATGGTTTTTGCAGAATTCTGCTAATAATTCCACACTATCACCACCGCCCCAGGTCACTGGGTTGACAAAGACCTTATGCTCACGTATAAGCTCACCGAGCTCACGGGCAACATGTTCATGACTGTATGCTTCTGCACGTATGTCACTGTCAGTTATACCTGTCAGGTCATTGATAAACTCACTGATGGGCTCCTGAGGATCTATGTACCATTTACGGACAACATAGTCTTCAAAGCGGGTGTTCTTGTCACCTATAGCTACACCAACCTGTATGATTTTACCGCTGGGTTGGTTTAATTCTAAATCTAATGCTAGGAACTTTCCATCTGCTATCATGCATAATCTTTCTGCGGATAGCTAGCCATCATCCATTCGGACATGTTGCTGGCATTCTCACTCAATTTAATTAAATCATATTTGCCGCAAAATTTAAGAAACTGTGCACCTATCATGGGCATATTCTTGGGTGCCTGCGCGGCCGCAATAGTTTCTGCCATTTTAATCTTTATATCATCTGGTTGTGCTGTCAGATCAACTAAGACACGATTACGTTCGTAGTCATCTAACACACGATGTTCGACGCCATTATGATCAACCCAACGCTGTAACATCATGTTGTTCCAATTATAACCTTTCTTATCTTTGTCACTGTAGGCTTCTTCAAGACCTACTTTGTTCTTACTACCTTTGGTGCGCACGCCTGGAAATGCGGAAAATACATTGTCTGTAGGGTCACCACGCATACACTTTTCAAAAAGTATAAACTGCGGGTTAGGAATCTTCTTAGGTTCTTTAGTTTTCTTATCAATGACAGGCTTGCCTTTCTTGTCAAAGATACCTTTTAAGGTATGAAGCTCGTCGCTGATACCATTGTATTGATTAACATTGTCTGCTAGGAGTTGATAGAAGTCTGTATCACTGGATATGATAGTATGATGATCGTCTGGGTGACTTTGTATCCAGCCAGCTATAAGATCATCTGCTTCTAATTCACCGTGTTGTAGAACACTACAATTAGTTTTTTCTGCAACAAATGTTTTTAAATTATCAAAGGTTTCCCAAAACAAACGATCTTCTTCTGCTTCGCTTTCAGTAAGTGCCGCACGTGCTACACTACGATTTTTCTTATATGGTTCATAGAAGTCTTTGCGCCAACTGCGCCCTTCTAAACAGAATATAACGTGATCGGCCTTTTGATCGCGCCATGACTTATTGATTGATGCTAGGGTTACATGGATAGCAAAACCCAGCTTGTCCCAAGTATCACTTTGGCGATGTGCTGAATGTCGGGCTCTGAAGAATGTGTTTGCTGTGTCTACTAATAGATATCTCATTTAGTTATTATACTATCTTTGAGTACAGTTGTCAAGTAAGGAATCAAAAAATCTGCCCAGGCTTTTTGGGCATCAGCACCATAATGATAATTTTCTAAACTAACTGTTTTGAATTTTTGATGTTGCAACCAATAATAATAGGTAAATTCTTCTGTATATGGATTAATGAAATTTGTGCCCCAATCAAATTTTGGACGCTGGTATGCTACTGTGTTAAAAAAATATTGATATGTATTAAAGAATACGTGGGGAATTTCCTTATTAGATAATTCTAGATGTAAATCCCATATTTTTTGATGATTGCGGCATTCAGCATCAAATCTGGTAGAAGGTTCGTCAATTACCCATTGTTTGTATTTTTGGACTAATTCTTGTGGAAGTTTTGAATGTCCTGAACTATTTATTTGATAGTACTGATTATTATAGAACCATTCTTCTCGATCCCAGGTACTCCATCCAATGATAATTAGATTGGGGGTATTGTTTTTTAAATAGTTTTTAGTTGTTCTAATTATTCGATCATTACTACCGCCGGCATACGCATGACAAATGAATGTGGCATTTAGTCTATCTGATAGGTGCTTACCGTAACTAAACGGAATACCCCCGGCATCAACGCCTAAGCTATGACTATCACCATTGACATATAGGATCAACTTACTTCCGTTCTGCCATCTCCTAGATCTCTACGATTACTTGCACGTATTTCTGGATCGGCTTGTTCTTGTTCAAAATTTTCTTGTATTACATTTCGACACACTGCTTTAAACCAATTATCTACTATGTCTTGATCTGTTTTGCCTTGGTATCCGGCCCGGATTAAGTTAGATAAAAATTTGTCATTCCAATCTAATTCAAAGGCACCATTACCTGGATTATTTTTATCAATATCCATACTTAGTACTTCTACCCAAGGTTCATCACGTTCTGTGGCCAACTCCTTGGGAGTCTTTTTAGTTTTTTGTTCTTTAATAACTGCTGCGTCTGGTTTAGTACCAAATAAGTTATTGATTAATTTCTTTATCATTACATTTCACCTCTACCTAGTTCTCGATCCATGTTGAGTTCCATATACGCTTCATCTAATAGATAAGAATGTGCCATTAAATCAACATATTCATCCCACCACCCTTTAATCAATTTCCACATATCAATCCTTGAATAAATCTACGGTTTCCCAGGGTAAATTAGCTTTACCAAAGTGTCCATAGTTAGTTGTTTCACTGTAGATAGGACGGAACAACTCAAATCTATTTATGATGCCTGCTGGTGTAAGATCAACATTTTCACGTATCCAACTAGTAATCGTATTATCAAACTCGATGCCCTTGTCAGTCTTAACAAACAAACTAGTAGGCTCTTTAACACCAATAGCATAACTGATCTGCACAGTTGCTTTGTATGCATCTCGACTAGCCACGATATTTTTAGCTAGATAACGAGCCATGTAAGCCGCACTACGATCCACCTTAGTAGGATCCTTGCCCGAGAAGGCGCCACCACCGTGTGGACTGTATCCACCGTAGGTATCGACGATAATCTTACGTCCTGTTAGGCCTGTATCACCATCTGGACCACCAATGACAAAACGTCCAGTTGGATTGATCAAGTATTCTGTAGTTGTATCAATCAGATTGTTTGGTAGCACTGTGCTAATAATAGTTTTAACTTGCTTACGCACATCTTCAATATCTATATCAGATGAGTGTTGTGTTGAACATACTACTTTAGCAATTCGTTTTACACTGCCATCATCGTTGTATTCCATGGTGACTTGGCTTTTAGCATCAGGGCCTAACCAGGTTGCTCCACTCTTACGAACAGCAGTTAGCCGTTTAACAATTAAATGACTGTAGTAGATAGCACTGGGCATTAGGTCCGGGGTTTCTTTAATAGCATAACCAAACATTAACCCTTGATCACCTGCACCAAATGTGTCTGTACCTAGGGCGATGTCAGCTGACTGTCCATGCATCAAGTCAGTGATCTCTACAGTTTCCCAATGGAATCCATCTTGTTCATAGCCAATGTCACGGATAACACGACGTACAGCATTTTCAACTTCTGAATGATTGTAAATGCCTTTGTATTCACCTGCTAGGATGACTTGATTGGTAGTTACTAGTGTTTCGCAAGCACAACGATATGCTCGATTGCCTTCACGCATCATTAGATCCAATACCGCATCACTGATAGCGTCTGCTACTTTATCTGGATGCCCTTCACTAACACTTTCACTTGTAAATAGATAACTCATATTTTCCTTAATTAACAATCACACTTTTTAAAACCCCATTTGATTTTTAACCAAATGCGTTCATGAATATAATAATCAATACTTAATAATACATGTAAGATTGTAGCAAATCCAGTGGATCTTGCTAAATCGCCCATGATCAGCCAAGTCCAAAAGATAGTAAACAACCATGCTGTTAACCG